CGCTCTAGTGATGGCTCATCAATCAGAGACTGAATCCTCACTCACTAGTTTCTCTCCTAATGGGAAAGTATTGCACCTTCACTATTTTCTTCAGTTGAAGAAAATGGGTTAGGTTTAAGACCAAACTCATCAAGGAGATAGCTAGGGAGATAAGACTCAGCATGATTGTCCTCCTGATAAAGGTAGGAAAGAGCCTCATGCACATCATTATGTGTCATGATAACTGACTCTGGAAGAAGTGGATTGTCCGTTTCTCCGCCAAGAATGGCGAAGACGCAACAGCCCATCCTGTAAGGTAAAAGGATATTACGTCCAAATACCTGTTCAGGCAACTTTTCCCATAGCCACATCAGAACACTAATGTGTATGACTAGAGGGCTGCCATGCCCAGTCCTCACGGACTGAGCGGGAGTCAGCATATTCTGACACAACCCGAGCTTGCTCAGGATTGTGCTTGCGGGAGAAGAACTCCAGCAATGCTGACCATCCCTCGTGCGTCTCTTTTCGAGTACGGACTCTAATAGTCCAAACTCGGACCTCTTCCCTATGTAGGCGGTGATTCCATCTTTTTGTAAGATGAGATTCATCGCTTCCGCAGAAAGAGGCGAGACCCACGGATCCAGCATCGTTTCGACCTTTGATCCTGATTCCGCGTCTAATACGCGCAGGTAATAAGGTCCTACAGCTGTCTGATGCATAAAATAATCCTTTATTAAAGAGATTGTTGGATGTATCAAGGACAGCCTGGCACGATGCCGGACTGTCGGCGACTAACGTCTTCGGTTTCACTGGGGTTACATCGTAACCTTTGTATCCGTCGACGCCGCAGGACTCTCTAAAATGTCCGCGAACAAAGCTCTTTGCTTTGTTCACCTTCAATTGTAGAGCTTCCATAATGCGGAGAAGCCGCTCATACCCGTGTACTGGGATAATAATATCATCCCCATACACGCGTACCTTGCCACGCAACTGTTTTATAGTACGCCAACTTACTTCACCGTCTAGGCTTGCGCCTAAAGCGATGCAGAGGAAGACGATACTTTGAACAGGAAACGTGACAGCTGTTCCCTGCGAGGCAAACTTCTTGGGTTTCAAGAAGCTCGGAACGTTAGAAATATCATCTCTAACGTACCTCGTACGTGCGGCGTGCAGAGCGTTCAGAAGGGAAGGATTTCCCCTAAAGATGCGCTCCACGGTCCAACACGTAAGTCGATC